ATATATGTAAATTAACCCGCCGTTGTATAAGAACGGAGCTCGAGGTACCGGACAACCGCCTCTGTAATGCTCTAATATCAGTGACTGTGCTACTCAGATGAAGTACATATATTTTTTGCCCGCCCTGGGCAAAGAGTGACCAATTAATCTAGATGAAATCTCTAAAAACAATGTTGATGAGCTTTAGCGAAATCAACAGATGACGTAGTCATCTTAGAAGTATGGCAACCCAGTTTTCTTAGTAACTTCAAGATTATCTTCGACAATCTTACTAATTAACTCTCTTTCCATGGTACTTAGACTCATGGCATCATCGTAGCTTATTCCACCTCTCATGTGCCAACTAAGTTTTAGTGCGTCTTTCCTTAAGGCTTTTGTCTCTCGATCATAGCTGTCAAGCAGAGCCACAATCTCATCATCGCTTAGAGTCAAAAGCCTTTGCCGAAAAAACTTGAGTAGTTGAACTCAACAGGAACTTCAAATGGTTTTGTGCAACTGGTACAAGTGGCATTCAGTGGCGGCAAGGAATTTTCTTTGGTAAATTCAGCTAGCTGTGAGTTAATTTTGTTAACTGTGTCGCTGCTAACATTGTAGTAAAATTCACGTATGAATGCAGCATCAGTGACCACATCGCCGTCGGCTGTGGCAATATATTCAGTTACTGCGGTAAGATTGTCCAAGCCAATATCAATTAATCGTTTCATGCTGGTTTGAATAATATTACTACGTTCTTCGTCGGGCAGTTCTGTTTGCTCTACGGCTCTCAATAGTTTTTGTTCTTCAAAATTGATTTGATTGTTTAAGTTAGTGGAAAAATAAGCAGCTGGTTTAAGTTTAATGATTAAATTTTCAGTTTCTAGTGTTTGACTAAAATCTGGAACTTTGACTGCGGCCAGGATTTCACGCAAGTCCTGACTAAACGTGTTTTCACTTTGACAGTGCGGGCAGTTGACATCAAAGTCCATGTCATGACCGTAGCTGGCAATTCGCACTGCAATTAAAACAGTGTCTACATCAATGCTGGGCATTTCCCATGCGTTAAGAATACTAGGGCAGCAACTTTGAATGGCTTCAACTACTCCGGCGCCATTCATTAATGCGTCTGGCGTTCTCAACGTGATTTCATCACGGGTAGTTAACGGGTAAACAGGGATTTCTCCGGTCACTGGCAAGTTCAATGATCCAGCTCCCCAATACTGCCCTCCGCTGGGCAGCTTGATATAAATTGCCGGTTGTCTGAAGTATTTTTGTAAAGGATTGACTGGTTTTTCTGATTGCTTGGCAAATTCCATGTTTTGATGCTCCATAAATATTAATTGAGTATATCTATTTATGCTACTATTTTGAGGCTTAAAAATGAGTTGGATTGACGATATTGGACAAGAAGGGTTTTTCAAGGGCATGGCCGCGGCCATGAAGGGCGACGGTACAGGACCAGCACCAGGGGGTTTAACTAGCAAGGACGCCAAAATAGCCGAAAAATCCTTTAAAAATTTAGTTGATACAATTAAAGAAACCGCTAGCGGTACCAAGTTATGGAAAGAATCGCTGAATGGAAATATTCAGCCCATGGTTGACGTCACTGAACAACTCAAGGAACTGGACGAAGCCATAACAAACGCCACTAGTGTAGAAGAAATTCGCGCAATTGAAGAGAAAAAAGCGAACATTGTACGGGCACAAACTACCACCAACATGCGAATAACCGCAGCCAATTTGGCTACTGGTTTTGTTAAAGTCACCGGCACATTAATACGCGGTAGTTTGGATTACGCTAAAAATCTATTAGAAGGCATGGACGGTATCAGAGCTGCTACCGAATTAGCAGCTAATAGAGCCAAAGCCACAGGCGAAGGAATCAGCCTAGTAGGATCAATGTTAACTGGCGCAACTGGGCTAGCCTCAATGTTACCACCAGTCAGGCTGCTACGCCTGGGATTTATTGCTCTTACAGCCGTACTTGGTCCGCTATTAGAAAAATTTGGAGAAAAGGCTTCGGAACTGGCCCAGGAAGGTATACGACTTCTCGGCGGACAACTGGAACAAACTAGAAACAGTTTTCAAAAATTAACTAGCACAGGTGTGACGTTTGCCAACGGTATGGGCGAAATGCGAGCACAAGCAGGTCGTGCTGGACTGAGATTAAAAGATTTCGAAGAAGCTATCGGTAGCAGTACCGAAAGTCTTTCGTCAATGGGCATGGGCATGGCGCAAGCCACTAAACGTATTGGCGGTATATCTGGCGAACTACGTAAATCCAATTTGGGAAAAGAGCTGTACAATCTGGGATTTGGCTTCAAAGAACAAGCAGAACTTGCAGCACAAACAGCCGCAAATTTAAACGCAAGCGGTAGGTTGCGTAGCATGAGCGATGCAGAAGTTGCCAAAGCAACTGCACAGTACGGTAAAGATTTAAAAGTATTACAAGGCATAACCGGCGAGGATGCCAAGAAGAAAATGGAAGAAGCCAGAATGAAGTCCCTGGAAGCGGACTTATTGGCCGAAGCCATGGCCAAAGGTGGCCCGGAAGCGGTAGAAAAATTACGAAACCAATTGGCTACGTTGCCTGAAGCTGCTAAAAAAGGTTATATGGAATTTGTAAGTACCGGTGGCACTGCAATCACCGATGTCGCCACAAACGTAATGATGAGTCAAAATCCACTACTCAGGAAGCAGTTTGACACAATGTATCAGACTTTAGGGGATGGATCTAAAAATGCTAGCATGGCAATGGATGAGACTAACAAACTTACTGCTGCAACAGCCCAATATGCCAGAGACAACAATGCAAATTATCGAGCAATCGCTACAGGTGCTAGATTAACTGGTGATTCCACACTTCAGTCATTGACAGATATTCAAAATGGTTTTATTTTAGCTAATCAAAAGATTACAGAAGCGTCTGTTACAGCCACTCGAACCACAGTTGAAAAAGCTGCTAAAACTCAAGATACGTTAACAAACAGTATAGAACGTCTTGATACCGCAACAAACAAGCATGCGGTTCAGCTGGAAGCATTGGTAACGAAGCATCTGCCTAGATTTGCACAACATTTAATTGATACTATCAAACCTATACAACACTTTATTGACATGCTCAATGCAGCTTCAGATCAAATAGCGAAAGATGCAGCTGACAAGGCCGGTGATGCCTTAGACGAAAAAAATAGAAAAAGTATGCATTTGGGCGACAAAATTGCCCAAAGTACAGCTAAAGGATTAGAAAATGTAGCAGGGCTTATACCAGTAATTGGCGATGATCTTAAAAAGAAAGCACAAGAATCCAGAAGACAGAAAGAGACAGAGTACGCCAAAAAGAAAGAAGCCACAATAAATCAAAACGAAGCTAACAGAGCAAAGATGACCACTGGGCAAAAAGTAATGTCTGTAGCTGCGGGGGCAATTGAGGATGTAAGTTCTCTTATTCCGTTCTTTGGATCGTTCTTGGCCGATCTAGCAGAAAAGTCCAGAGTGGAAGCTGAAAAAAAACAACTAGAAAGAAGATCGCCGACAACCAATCTTAGAGGATTTAGTAAAGGTGGCATATCAAATCGTCCGGCTATATTTGGTGAAAAAGGACCCGAAGCTGCTGTACCGTTGCCGGACGGAAGAACCATTCCGGTGACATTAAAAGGTATAGATAAGTTTTTTCAGGCAACTATGAAATCGCTAGATCCAATGGGTATTACTGACAAAAACATCAAAATACCACCAGGCCTGAAACAAGAATATGAAAGCTTGTTTGCAAAGCTTACACCAACCCCGGCAGCTAGCCAATCTCAGCAGTCATTGGCCATGGCCTCTAGATTATCAGGAACTATGGATATGACTAGTCCTGGTAATACTAGAAAAGACGAAGACAGAAAAGCTTTCAACGATGATCTGAAGTCGATGCTAGGGTCACAATTGGCAAAACAAGATGAAATGATCAAAGCGCTCAAAGATAACATTTCAGTTAACCTGCGAATATTAGCTGCTGCCGCATAACCACCTGCGGTAAATACGCTATAAGGAATATATATGAGTTGGAAAAAGTACTTTAAGACTGCTAATTTACCAAGCAATGTTAGTCCATTAGGAAATGGTAGACTGCCAGATCCTGGCTATAGAAACTATCAAAGCAACCTACCAGAAGTTTACATTGGACACCCAAACCGTATTGAACGTTACAATCAATACGAACAAATGGACATGGATTCAGAAGTCAATGCAGCCTTAGATATTCTCGCTGAGTTTATGACTCAGCGCAACGAAGATAACAACACAGCGTTTGATATTCATTTCCACGAAAAGCCCACTGACAACGAAGTAAAAATTATCAAAGAACAGTTGCAGCAATGGGTTTCAATGAACGAATTAAACGAGCGTGTGTTTAAAATTGTACGTAACGTGCTAAAGTACGGCGATCAAGTTTTTATTCGTGACCCAGAAACATTCAAGCTCTATTGGAGCGAAATGAGCAAAGTTATCAAAGTTATTGTAAATGAAAGTGAAGGCAAAAAGCCCGAGCAGTACGTACTCAAAGACGTCAATCCCAACTTTCAAAATCTAACAGTGACCGCAGTGGCCAGCACAGACACCTATGTGGCACATCCACAGACCGGTGGCCCCAGCGGCAGTTATGTACAACCGCAGGTGCCTTATGCAGGTGGCAGCAGATTCAGCCATGCACAAAACGAAGCAGTAATTAACGCAGAACATGTGGTGCATTTGAGTCTTACAGAAGGCTTGGATGTGTATTGGCCGTTTGGTAACAGCGTGTTAGAAAACGTGTTTAAAGTTTTTAAACAAAAAGAATTACTAGAAGACGCTATCATTATCTACCGTGTGCAACGTGCGCCTGAGCGTAGAATCTTCAAGATTGATGTGGGCAACATGCCCAGTCACATGGCCATGGCCTATGTGGAACGGGTCAAAAACGAAGTATGGCAGCGTAGAATTCCTACCAGTACCGGCGGCGGAAACAACATGATGGATGCTACATACAATCCATTAAGCACCAACGAAGATTACTTTTTTCCACAGACCGCAGACGGGCGTGGAAGTTCTGTT